AAATGGACCGGCAACGGCTCCATCACATTCTAGGAGTGCAGATGGCTCACTTTGCAAAACTAGACGAAAACAATGTCGTGCTTGAGGTGCATGTCGTTCACAACAATGAGCTGCTTGATGAAAATGGCGTTGAACAAGAACATAAAGGGATTGATTTCTTAATTAACTGGTCAAACGGGTATTTGGCTTGGAAGCAAACAAGTTACAACGGATCATTTAGGAAGAATTACGCAGGGATTGGCTACACCTACCGAGCAGACATTGACGCGTTTGTGCCGCCTAAGCCTTTTGCCAGTTGGACGCTTAACTCAGACGCTCAGTGGGAAGCGCCAGTAGCGATGCCCGCTGACGGAAAAATGTACAGTTGGGACGAATCGACTCTAAATTGGATTGAGAGTGGAACGGGAATTTGAAGTCACTGGTCTTGCTGAGCTCTACACAGCATTGCAAGAACTACCCGTAAGGATCGAGCGCAACATCACTCGTGGTGCTTTGCGAGCTGGCGCTGCTGTGTTTCGAGATGAGGCAAGGGCTAATGTCCCTAAAGATTCCGGTTTTCTTCGCAAGTCCATCAAGTCGGAGTCAGACGTTCGTCGTGGCAAGGCATACGGATACGTCAGAATCGATCGCAATAAAGGCGGTGCTTTTTACGCTCACATGCTCGAATTCGGGACAGCCAGCTATTACGCTGGAAGCGGTCGAAGTAAGCGTCAGCCCTATCGCATCCCAAAAGCGACGATCGGCAGGAGGAAAACGGCGAACACTGTTGCGAAGAGGCTAAAATTCAACACACCTGGTGGCTTTGTTATTCGCAATGCTGTGATTCATCCAGGTATTAAGCCCACGTTTTTTATGCGTAAAGCATTCGACCGCAAGCAAAAAGAAGCGATGGATGCTTTTAGGTTGTACGTTGAAAACAGATTGCCTATTGAGGTTGCAAAGCTAAGATGAGTGCGGAACTAATCGTTGCAGAGCTGCTAAAAGACGCGTCGATTACTGCACTGATCGGTACGCGCAATGCGCTTGTGCAGCTTCCAAAGAATACAAACTATCCTGCCTTGGTTTACACGGTCATTGAGACAACGCCTGACCCAGTGCTGGCTTATCAAGCAGCCGATCAAATGGCTCGCGCTCGAATCCAATTCAATCCGCTTGCAAAAAACATTGCTACAGTGAAGCAAATACTTACTGCATTGCGAACTCTGCTCGATTTCAAGCATAATGATACTGTTTTGGGGCATCTTATTGTGAGTTGCCGCTTAGACAATATCGGCCCTGTGGACCGAGACAATGATATTGGTGTCTGGACTCAGCCAGCCGATTACATGTTGATGTACTACGAGTGACCCCGTCGGGGCTTTTTAACTGGAGAAAACCATGACTGTCGCAACCTCCGCAGGCTCAACCCTCAGGGTCACATCGTCTGCACCTGCAACCTATGATTCGAGCGGTTACAACACGCTCTTTAACGCATCGCCCGCACCTGCTTTGGTTGGCGAGATCACCGACCTTGGCGAGTTTGGCCGAGAGTTTGCGCTGGTGACGCACAATCCCGTCGGCACTCGCGGCACTCAAAAGTTTAAGGGTTCATTCAACGAAGGCACGATGTCGCTTTCGCTCGGCCTTGATACCGACGATGCTGGTCAGATCATTATGAAAGCAGCTTCGCTTTCTGACAACGATTACAGCTTCAAGGTCACGACTCAAAACGGCGACAAGTATTATTTTCGTGCCAAGGTCATGAACTTCAAGGTTAGCGTTGGTTCGGTCGATTCGATCACCACTGCAACCTGCTCGCTCGAAATTACCACCAATTCTGCTGGCGTTGGCATTGTCGAAGCGTTAGCTGCTTAATTGGAAAACCAAGCACCTGCCCCACGTCCGCCTGACTCTTCGCGGGGTCAACGGGCTGGGGGTAAGGGCAAACATCCCCGCGAAGGATCATTTACCATGTTTGATATTTCTACGCTTGCTGTCAACGACACTACGATTGTTGAACTTGAAACGCCTGATGGCGACCCTCTGCATAACGAAAAGGGTCAGCCGCTAAGCATCACGATCTACGGTCCAGGCTCAAAGCCCTTTCAGAAAGCTCAAAGCATCCGCAATCGCGCAGTGCTGGAGTTCGTAAAAAAGGGTGGCAAAAAGATGAAGGACAACGAGCAGCGGGAGCTCGATGCAGAGTTCTTGGCATCCTGCACTGTGTCTTTTAATAACTTTGGTTACAAAGACCTGACCGGCTATGAGATGTTCAAAGCGGTTTATCTTGACGCGACGATTGGATTTATTAGCGAACAAGTCAACAAGCATATTGGTGACTGGTCAAATTTTATGCAGAAGTCGCAGAAGAATTAACGCTCTACGCTCGCCAGCTCGGGTGGTTTCACTCCACCCCTAAAAGGTCAGAGTCCGTAAGCAAAGAAAAGCCTGTCACGCGGCAGCAGGATATTTTGAATCGTGGCGGCACTCCGCTCATGCCGGAGCTGCAAGCCGAGTATCTCCTTGGATACTGGACATCGCTTGGCATGGTCGAAAATCACGGCCAAGGCCCAAGCCCTTTATCTCCATCAACCGTGAAAGATTGGGCAGACTCCATCTGCATTGATTTGCAACCCTGGGAGTTTGCTATTCTTTTGGCTATGTCGCGGTTATACTTGGACGAATTCAGACAGGCTGAGTCACCTGATAGACCACCGCCGTATGGCGACCCAGTAAACACGTTTGACCGCGCAGCAGTAAGCAAGAAACTCGGAAACGCATTCAAGGCATTTATTCAGGCTAAAAAATGAACGGAACAGTTGGAACGCTTACGATTGAGATGGCTGCAAACATTGTCCGGCTACAGCAGGACATGGACAAGGCTAAAAAGACGGTAGACAGCGCGATGGGTAGCGTTGAAAAGTCTATTGATCGCGTCACGACTGCTATTGGTGCCATTGCCGGTGCTTTATCCGTACAAGCCTTTACAACTAAGCTCATCCAAGTGCAGCGCGAGTTCGACATTCTCAACTCATCGTTGATTACGGTTACAGGTTCCAGCCGCAACGCTGAGATCGAGTTTGCTTGGATCAAGAACTTCGCAGCCACCACGCCTTTTAGCCTTGCGGAAGTAACTAGCGCATTTATTAAGATGAAGGCGTTAGGATTAGACGCTAGCGCAGATGCTCTTAAAAGCTATGGCAACACAGCGAGCGCGATGGGTAAGAGCCTCAATGATCTTATCGAAGCTATCGCTGATGCTGCAACAGGTGAATTTGAGCGACTCAAAGAGTTTGGCATCAAGGCCAACGCTGAGGGTGACCGCGTAACGTTAACTTTCCGAGGCGTGAGCACCAACATTGGCAAGAACGCTGCCGAGATTACGCAGTATCTTCGCTCGATAGGCGAGGTTGATTTTGCTGGCGCAATGGAGAATCGAGCAAACACGCTTGACGGTGCTATCAGCAACCTTAGCGACACTTGGGATGAGCTTTTTAGGACGGTCAACAAGGGCTTGTTTGGCGATCTTTTGCTCGACTCTGTGCGTGGACTAACATCGCTGCTATCAGGTCTTGGAAGCGGCGTAACGACGCTTGGCGACGCTATTGAGCGCAATAAGACACAGCTGATGATCTGGGCTGCAATCTTTACGGGCGGCGCTCTGCTTGCTGCTCTGCCGCTTATCACTGCCGCTGTTGGCGCTCTCACGACCGGCGTGATCGCTCTATCTGCTGCCTTTGCTGCTAATCCGGTTGCGCTTGCAATCATGGCTGTAACTGCTGCCGCTGTGCCAGCAGTCAACGCAATAAGCGCAATGGTTGCTGAGAACAAGAAAGCCGAGTCCGCGACCAAGGCGGTTTATGAAACAGAATCTCAACGCGCTGCATTCTTAGAAGCAAACGCTTCGCCAGCGCAACAGAAACAAATTGCACTGACTAAAGAACAGATCAAAGAGATTGAAAAGCAAGAAGAGGCTTACAAGAAGCTCATTGAGAAGTTGCGCGAGCAAAACTCTGAAATGCTGCTTGAGGAAGCCAATCACGGCAAGCTGACAGCGGCGCAAAGGCAAGCCCTGGACGTTATGCTGCAAATCCAAAACGGCACGCTTAAGCTCACCGAGCAGCGCAAGCAAGAGATCGTGGAGATTCTGAACGCTAATATCGCACTAGAAGCCGAGGCTAAAAAACGCGAGGATGCGAAGAAAGCCGCCGAAGAGCAAACAAAGGCTTACGAGAAGGTTACCAGCTCAATTAGCGATCAAATCCAAAAGCTCGCTGACGGTCTTGGTCCGCTCAATGAAATGACTGCCGGACAAAGAGCAGCTTATGATGTATTAATCAAATACTTGCCAGAGCTCAATAAACTAAACGACGATCAGAAAATTAGGATTCGTCAGTTGATAGAAGAGCTGATCGAGCAAGAAGATTTGAATCAGGCCTTAAAAGACGGTGAGGCAAGTTACGGTAGATACAAAGACGCTCAACAAAAATCCTACGATCAGCAAAGAAAGACTATTGAAGGCATCGACGCTGAGATTGCAAAGCTCCGAGAGAGCCAGTCACAGGTCGGGCTTACCGCTAAAGAGATTGGGCTTTTAGAGGTTGCAAAAATCAGAGATCGAGCAGCATCGATGGATCGTGCCTCACAGCTTGCGTTGGAGGCTGATTTTGACGCTGAAACGGCAGAGAATTATAGACTGCAAGCCGTTAGACTTAGAGAATTAGCCGACCTAAAAGAACAAGGCGTACACGTTCAATCCGCAAAAGAT